GCCCACATTGTCGCGGCATCCTAATTTATATCCAGTTGTTAAGGCGCAAGGCATGTCTATTTCGTTTAGTTATTGACAAAAGAAAAGAAGCGGGGAGGGTTGCCCCTCCCCACGTCATCAGCCTGCAGGTGTAGTCGCGTTAGACGCTTTATACAACACCATCTGTTCAGGGAAGGCAAACTGCACACCGTACTTAAACGCTGCTTGGAAGCGCACTTGGTCGTTGTCATACGATGCCCAAATGCGGAATTGATCTTCGTCGCTCAACAAGTCTGTGCCGTAGTACAGGTTTTCAAGCGAAGTAGCAACGATCCTGCGCGTGTTGTTCATACCGTTCACCGCAACGACTTTCAGGTTCGTGCCGGGGAAGAACATCTCACCACCGCCAAGCTGTCCGAGGTCGCCTTGATACAGGTTCAATCCTACCAGCTTATTAGCCAACAAGCGATACACGTCCCAGCCGCAAAAGGCAACAAGGTCAGGCTTGCTCACGATTGCGACGGGGATGTTTTGGTAAACGTTCTCAAACGCTGAAACGATAGTCGCGTCGCTAAATGCAGCACCGGCCAAGGATGACACAATAGAGGCTGATGCCGTAGTCTTCTCCATCAGGTGCAAAAGGCCTACGGTCTTGTTCAAAGTCGCGTCACCGCTTATTGATGCAGACGAGCCTGTCCATCCTGATGCACCTGTTGCCGATGTCGACTGCCAAATTGCAGTTTCGATGTTAGCGGCGATCTTCTTAGCCTTCTGCGTCGCAAACGCCTGCTCAAATGGCACGCCTTCGTAGTTGCTGCCTTGCGAAAGCTGGGTAGCAAGCCACTTGGTCTCCAACTCGCGAGGGCACAACTCCTCTTGCACCTTCACACGCGCAACGCTGATAACGCGCTGGCTGAATGAGGTTGTGCCGTTGGCTACCCACGCGCACGCTGTAGCCGATTGAAACACGGCGTCGGTGTCCATAAGGTTCAACGCCTCTTGATTTTTTACGCCCACGCGTTTCTGCATCAGCGTCTGCGTTTTCGCGTCGAAAACGGCAGTGGTCAACAACGGGAGCTTGTTCTGCTCCACATAGTCGGTTAGTCCTCCAATTGAAAATGACATAGTTTATTTTTTAAGGGTTTTTAGGGTTTCATTCAATTCTGCAAGGCGGCTGGCGCGGCTCATCTTCACGGATTCAACAACCGCGTCACTTGCTCTTTTCTTCGGCGCAGCGGTAGGCATCTGCGCCAACGCTGACAACGCCGTGTCAATCGTGCTGAACCTTGCGGCGTTAGCTTCAACCTCGCCGCCCATCTTCGCCATCATCTCCTCAACCTTTGCCGCCAAGGCAGCGATAGCCGCCTCCATAGCTTGCATCCTCTCTTCATGGGGATCAGCAGGCTTCTCTTCGCCTTCGGGTGTCACTTCAATCTCTACCTCTTGAGCTTCAATAGCTTCAGTTGCCGGTGCTGGTGCAGCGTCGCCGATCTCGACAATCTTGCCGCCCTCGGTGGTCACCACGCCAACTTCGGGGATGCTGTGTGCGCCATCGGGTGCAGGCAGCAGTCCCTCTTCGGTCACGACGTAGACCAGCGTGCCAACGGCTAGCTCGCCATCCACGCGGATCATCGTGCCATCCTCCAACTTGTAGTCGCTGAACGCCAACGGCGCAGCGGCTGGTGCTGGCGCAGCGGAGAAGCTACGCAGCACGCGGGTTAATTCTGAAATTCGATCTGATAGGTTCATAGTGTTAAATATCATTGGTTTTGATAGTATGCAAAAAACTCTCAAAGGCTTGAGCGAACTCCGCCATCGCCACCTCTATCTCCGTGTCCGTAGGTTGCATCCCGAAGTAGCCTTCAATGCTGAACCCGGTGAACTGGTCGCGCTCCTCCCAGACTTTGTCGTTCTCGACCTTGAATGATCCAAACCAGCTGCCATCCTTCGCATCCTCGTAGCCCTTGGGTGGGTTGATGCCGCGTTCCCTGTCGATCATCCAGCTTTCAAACATATACACGCCATCAATGGCGGTGCTGTGTTCAGCGTTGACGTTGTGCTGATTGCCCTGCTTGAAGTACTTCTGCACCATCTTGCGGATGGTTTCCCTTTGGAAAATAACGAAATACTCGCCCCGCGTTTTGTCGCGGCGTATGATCGGCGTGTCTGCCAGCATCAACGGCCCTGTCAATACGCGCTTTTCCCCTGTTTCGGTAAATCGCATCTTCTCTTTGCTAAAGGCCTGAAATGGCCGCTCAATCGCAGGGGATTCAACGAGGGCGACGTAGCTGACGCCTTCGTCAACTTCGTCAATGGTCATCAGGTATACTGGTAGTTCCATAGCGTTAAATATCATCAGTTCCCCAACTGTGCAAATTCGCTGATCCTACGCAAGCGCCCTGATACTGTGCGCACGTCTGATTCAACGACATAGGCGCGCATGCCTTGACCTTGCCCTGCGCCTGCACCTTCATTCGGGTTGGTCAGCTGACTATTCGGGTTCATCACTCCGCCTCCCGATGCGAAGCCTCCTGTCGTTGGAGGTGCTGACCCGCCACCGCCGCCCATATCGGCATTTGACGATCCCTGAAACTGCTGGTTGCTGATAGCCTTAACGCGGATTGCCGCTGCCGCCGCTGCCGCCGCTGCCAAGATATAACTCAACGGAGGTGGTGCTGACTTAAACGCTTTTTGCGTTGCCGTGATGCCGTCAATGATTGCAGTACCCATTGACGCCTTCTTGTTGATGTCAAAGGCTCTGCGCTGTGCTTTTTCGCTCTTGCCGGAAAATAGCGTTGTTAAGTCTGCGATGCCTTGCAGCACTTGCTTGGCGCGATCAATTTTGCGCTGCGCCCTCATTGCATCAAGTGCATCATCATCCGCGTCTGCTTTTTTCTGCTCTGCGACGCCTGTTCTTTTGACAACCACTAACTCCTGCTCAACTTGTTTGCCTTTTTGTAAAAACTGCTCCAAGCCATTAACACCAGCGTAGATATATGACGCATCATTCTCGGCCTTCTTCTTGTTAAAGGCTTCAACGGCTCGAAGGTAGTCCTCCTGATCCTTCTTCTTTTTATCGAGCGCCTGCTTGTTGATGAACACCTCGTATTGCGCTCGCAATAGGTTGTGCTTGTGATAAGCCTCTGCCAGAGCTTCCTCGTCTTTAGCGTTTTTAATTCTCTGCCTTGATAAATCAAACTCTTTGGCGAAGATTTGCATCTGCGATTCGCCTCTTGCCTCCATTACTTCGATTTGCCTCTCCAACTCCAAAGTCACGTCTGCAACCGCTTTCTTAGGCTCAATGCCCAAGAATCGCTGCACCGCTGCCGTCAATTTATCCCAATTCGACACGAGCAAGCCAATAGCTACCACCGCCGCGCCGATGCCTGTTGCTATGAGCGCCAAGCGAAACGCCTTCATCGCCCCTGTGCTGGTTCCGACTGCCAACGCATAGGCACGCTGCGCCGCTGCGTTCAGGTTGACCATAAGCGCGGAGTCCTTGTTCAGCGCATTGGCAACAGCCGTAGCGCCATTCACCAACGCCAACGCCGCCTGAACCTTCATCATTGCCTTCTGCACATCCTCACTCTCCTCACCGAACAGTGCTGCTGCACCCTGGGCAACAGCGAAGCCGCCTGCAATGCCTTGAATCGCAGAGGTGAACGTGTCCAGCGTTCTGGTGTCCGACGCCAACGCCTTGACCTGTGCGCTTGTGTCGCCGATAGCGTCTTTCAGCGATCCTGCCTCGGCAGCCATACGCCGGAACTGGTCGGTGTTCTTCTGACCTGCCGCTTCGAGGTCAAGCATCTGCTTCTGCAGGTCGCGGAGGCGTGCCTTCGCTGACTGCGTCGCCTTCTGGGTGTCGTCCTCCGCCCTGACCTTGACGGTGATCTCTTTGTCTACATCTGCCATTACTTGCCTTTTATTGGGTTGACGATTTGGGGGTAATACTCACCTTGCACCTCCGCGTTGAGGTTGTAATTGCCAACAGGGTTGACAGACTGCGCGCTGAACTCGGCGAGGTTTAAGATGCGGCGCAGCGTCACCCGGCACATGACGTTCTGCCCGATCCTGTAATCTTTAATTTCAAGCAGCCGCCACTTGATGCCGTGCCAGTAAATCGGGATGCGGAAGTCAAGCGTCGCGATGTCGCTTACGGTCAGCAGGAAGGTTGCCTCAACCTGCATTGCCTCCTTGCTCGCTATTTCTTCGATGTAGTTCTTCCAGTAGACGTTGAATAGGTTGTTGTTGGTGTATGGCGTAAATCCCGCTTGTCCATCCGGCAAGGCAAAGTAAAGCTGCCTCGGCATACCAAACGACAAGTCTTGGCTTGGGTTGTACGGATTGTCAACATGCCCGATGTATGGCAACGTGTCGCCACTGACCCAGCTACTTACCGTAGTCTTGAAGCCATCAATCCAAAGCCACGTTTCAACGCTGCCACTTGGCGACGGCTGCATCTTAACGTAGTTGTACTGCGCCAGCCTGTAACCTGTCTTCATGGTACGTATGCTGCCATCCGCCTCCACGTCCCACGTCCTGCCCATAACGATATTCGTGCGATACTGCGCTGGGATGACTGTTGCCGCCTTTGTTTCGATGACCTGCTCACCGCGTCCGTAGAAGTTGTCGGTGTCATACTGCCTTGATCCATAGCCTGTCTGCCAGGTGTTGCGGTACTGCTTAGATAGCGCCTCGCCACCATCGCGGTACGCAAAGGTGAAGCGCTTGCGCAATTCAGGATCGCCGCATACCATTGTCATCTCCGCGTTTTCGTCGGACTTCTGCGACCAATCAACGACGACGCTGGAGTAGAACGTAGTCCACGGCTCAATGTAGATGAGCGACGGATCTTGCGGCGACTGGTAGAAGTATAAATTGAACATCTTCTGCAAATCGGCGAGTAGGTCAATCTGCAAAGTGTCGGCAGGTAGCGCCGTGCGCATGTCCATTGATTGGCCGACAACGGAGAAGCGCTCCAGTAAGTTGACCTGCAACGTACCGGCATCCATCGTTGAGCCTCCTGTGTCGCAGTCAATCGTTATCTTCAACGTGCCAGCGGCGAGGAAAAGGAGGGTAGCGTCAAGAGATAGAACGCGTTCCGTAGTGCCAATTGTTTCGGTGATTTGGATGTTGTTGCCATACTGATCCTTAAGCACGTTGCCGGCATTGTCCTTAGCCGATATGATGAACGTAGTCGGGTCAGCGCCGCCAGCAAACAGGCCTTCAAAGCGAAGTCGATACATGCCTGCATATTGGCTGCTACTTGTATAGAGGCCAGTCGTAGTGTTGACCTTACCGTCGCCGCCGTTGAAGAACGGATCGCCAGTTTCGTCAAAGATGATTGTCTTTTCTTCGGCGGCATCCCACGTCACCAACTCGCTGCCAACATAGCACTTATCCGAGGCGCTAACATAAGCGAAGGCGTCGCCCGCGTAAGGGATAACCATGCGCTCAAACTTCGCAGTGTCAAAGAAAGCCGACTGATAGCGATAGCCGTGCTGCGCGAAAATCAAGTCGACCATCTTCTTGACCCAAATGTTTGGCCGCATCAACTCAATCGGGATCAACCTGTCGAAGATTGGCGTGACTGAACTAAACAGCGGCGCAAGCGGCCCTAATGGATTGCTGACATCGTAGCAGTGGAAGTGGCCAGCCGCGTCAATAATGCCGTAGACATAACCACTTGCATCGCTGTAACTATCATCCCAAGTTCCTGTGACCAGCGACACGCTGAAGGTGTGGTTCATGCCTGTCACGCCCACAGTGTCGACTAATTTCACGTCAGCCATGTTGCTAAATAGCGCCACCTCCTCGCCGTAGATGGCGACCTCATAGGTCGCTTGGTTCTTCATCACCGTCATCGACAACAGCTGCATAGTGCCAGCGAATACCTGAACGCCGTCACTCCACACCGCGCACTTGACCTGCTTGTTTGGTGTGAAGCCGCCAACGAAACTCTGCACGTTGTAGGCGTGGCGAAACGCGGCGTCGTTGCCCTTCGTGGATGGCAACGCAATCGTCTTGCTGAACGCACCCTTGCGCTTGGTGACGTCAGCCAAATCCTGAACGCTGAAGGTGACCGCAATGTCGGTGTCGCCCGAAACGTCAAGATCAAAGCCTGTTGATGGCGCATCCGCGTCCGGGTAGCAGACGAATTTAACGTTACTCATAGCGCGGTGTTTTCGTAGCCAACTTGAACGTCAACGCTGATCTGCTGCAACTTGTCGACCACGCGCTTGCGGACGTTGTAGGTGTTGGTCTGCACCACGACCGGCACCAGCTGCGTGCCAAGTTGAATCCAGCACTCCGAAGCGTAGATCATCTCTTGCAGCCATGTGAACTCCGCATCGGTGAGCCAGTCGCTGTTCAGCGTGTAGGTGTCGCGGTACGTCACCGACCACTGTTTGTCGTAGACGTCATCGCCGTAGACACTGGCGTTGTAGCCGTAGGTCTTGCGGTCAACATCAACGCGCTGCCTGTTCATCCGTGTGAACGTGTAGCCGTCAACACCGCCGTACATATTCCGGAAGAAAACACGCAGGTCGTTGTAGCGCTGGCAGTTGTCGATGACGTAGGTGTATGCAGCGGTGCGGCTGAACGCGCTTGTATTCGTGCCTGCCGTATTGAAAGTCACCAAGACCGCAACCTTGCCTCCATTTGCAGGAAAGTTGACGCTCCCTGCACTGCCATCGGAACACTGCAACGCTGTTAGGTTGTACACTCCATAAGGGCCAGCGTTTATGATGTTGCTGATGGTTGACGTGCTGCCAGTCACCAAAAATGGTAAACGTGTTACGGCATCGTCGTAGGTGACACGTAACGCGATGCCCGATACGTTGGCAAGGACTCCGATGAAGTCGCTCTCACTTGACGCGAGTGTCGAAGTCACTGGCCTGTTGCTGAACGTCTTAATCGCTGGAGTATCCCCCGACACCGTCGCCGCTATGTACCCACTTGGCGAATAGGCCGCGTAGTCCTGCTGGCGAAACGCTGCC